TAAAGAATAAAACGTACTTGTGCATTTGTATACAAATTTAAGATATATGTCGGTATCCAATAACGTATCTCTTGTTTGTGCCAACCATATAGCGTTTGGTTGTCCGGGATTACATATTACAGGATTATTTTGCATTGTTATCATATTAATACCTCCTTATCTAGTTATTTTAATGTTTTACGATGTTCTTTACATCATAGTAATACAAATAAAGTCATACGGTGATATGAATTTTAAAATAAAACTAAATAAAAGGAATTAATGATTTAACAATGGCTGATTTATATTTATGCGAAATTGAAAGCCGCTCATTATATGAATTCTTTCGGATAATGAAAATGGTTCAATATGACGAAATGACTGTATTACTTACCGTGTCACTTGATAAGAAGTATATTGCTTTTATTTATTGTGGCTGCCTAATTGAATTATTAGAATCATTGGATGATTTTGTAATTGATATTATGGAGATAAAAGCAATACTCAGGAAGGAGATTAATATGATAACAGAACAACTTAAAGATGAAAATGGAAATGTAAGATACGAAGAACATGATGATGGGTATAGAGAGTATGATCAGTACGATAGTGATAAACTGATTCGATCAGAACAGCACTATCCAAATGGTATTGTTGAAGTAGAACATTTTGCGAGGATGCGTCATTAAAGGGTAAGAGCTTTATTGCTCTTACCTTAGAATTTTGGCTTTCGCACATATTAGTAATCTAAGTAAAGGAGGCTTAAGTAATGATAACTCCAACCAAAACATATACAGATAACCCATTTGTGGATAATGTCGTGTATTATGCAAAGTTGTTAGGAATAAACTCTGTCGTAAAAGATGAAGATGAAGCATTAGAAAATGAGACACCGGAATCTCTTTATGATGGAGACGTTCTGATTGCTTGTGTTGAAGGAACTTCTACTTATGAATTATTTAAGTCTATACCTAAAGAAATTCTGGAGAAGTATATACAGTCTGTTAGCAATCTTGATATGTATGTAAACAATCCAAGCACTCTTCAGGTATATTTAAATTCATTGAGCAAGTATGATAGAACAAAACTCTTGAATAAGATATCTGCACTTGCTAGAACAATCTATATTGATCATTATGATGTTATGATGAGTTATATAGAATCTCTAGATCCAGATTGGATTACAAAGAAGAAAGCATTATACGATTCTTGTATTGCTGGTTCTGCTACATATCTTGATTTATTTGAAGAATTGCCAAAAGAAACAATAGAGAGAATCTTTCGTTGGTATATCAATAATTACGACGATACGGATTTATCCACGCTTTCTAGTTCTTTAGATGAATTTAAGAAATATGTTGAAAAACGTACAGATGCCGGAATCAAAGAAGAGTTAGCAAATGTATCCAAAGCAATGCGTGGGGTATTTTCAAGCCATTATGAAATGATGGTAGAACGTGGATATGTCAGAGAGGATCATCAAGAATGGCTTGGGTATGTAAACTATACAGAAACGTATCAGAGATGTATGGATGGTACATGTACATATCAAGAATTATATGCGTTATTTCCAAAAGAATCCTTATTGGATTCTTTAAATACATGTATCGGTAAAGCCACTGTTGCTAAGTATGATCTTACTAACGGGTTATATCTGCTTGAAGATTATTTTTCAAACCATTCAAACAACTCTTTAGCAGAACAGAATGCATTGACAAGAAATATGATTGCAAAATATCTTAGTAATTACGGTACTTATGTGAATTTCGATATTTACAATAAGTGTATTGATGAATTGCTGGATTATTTTGATCTTGTCAATTATATTCCAAAAGAAACATTGAAGATTATCTTAAATACTGAGATTGATGAAGTAACCAATCTTGACGTATATGAAGATTCAAAAGAAGTTTTAAATCAATATCTTAGTTCTTTACCGTTAGCCCAACGGAATGAGATTAAGGAAGCAATTAATATTGATATGAGAGCATGGTATCCAGATCATCATGTAGAGAAAAACAACTATTATCGATCATTCATTGGATTACCTCCAATGAATTCAAGTGGTTATATCTATGAGGATACGTTGGTTCATACATATGATGAAAATACAGGAACGTATACAGAATTTGGCACTAGATTCACCAGCCAAGTTCCGGCAAATACATATCCTGAGGTTCATTGGAAACAGCCATTATATCTGTTTGATGCGTACGATCTTGCTATATTGAAAGAAGCTGGAATATTGGATGATTATATTGCAGCATGTGGATCTACATTTAGCTCTACAAGATATCGTTATCTTAAATTCTTAGCGGATGAAAAGCTTGATTTGTATACATGCCGTAGAGCATTACGATTTCAATTGATTGGAGTTCCAACAATTGATGATACGTATATAAGAAAGAAATTTGTTGATGCTTATGCAGTAAACCGTGATTATGTAATCCGTACAGTATACTCTGAAGCATACAAATTCCAATCTGATTACTATAACAAATTCATCATCATGTTTATCATCATAAATGCGATGACAGATATGCTTGTGGATATTCCTGATATGATTATCAATCGAGAAGTATTTGACTCAAGATGTATTAAATACTTATTTGAATCGTTTGGTATTCCATTTTATTCAGAGATTCCAGTAAAATATCTAAAAGCAATGTTGAAGAATCTGAATATTCTGATTAAGTATAAATCCAGTACGAAGAACATGATTGATATCTGTTCTTTATTTGGATTCTCTGACGTTCGAGTATTCGGCTACTATCTATTCAGACAGCGAAATATAGATAGCAATACTGGAGAGTATACTCTTGACGAGGATAATAGTATTTCCTATGATTTAGATAAGTTATATGTACGTGATACAAATGGCACTATCTTAGATTATAGCGGAATACGATATACAAAACTTACAGAATACAGAAATTATAGCGAAGAAAAATATACAAAAGTAATTCATGTTACAGATGACAAAGGTGTTGTGACTGAAAAACGGATTATTAACAACGAAATGGATGTATACTTAAGAGATGAAAAGTATGATGAATTCATTCCATTAAAGGATGCTGATTATTTTAAGAGTATTAAAGCAGATACAGAACCAGCAACGTTAAAATTCATTAAAGTACCAATTGATGAATCATTAACAGATTACAAAAATGATCCGGATTATATCATAAATTACGATGAAATTGTATATCAAGATGAGGGAGATACGTGGGATGGAGGTCTTGATCATGAACAACTCAGACAAGATTTACTTGACTATGAATTTAATGCAGTAAAGACAAAATATGTTTCTGTAGAGACTGTTACAGAGATGACAGAAATGGCATTCCAAGTATCATATTTCTACAATATGCTCTTTGATAATTTATATTCAGAAGAAGCACTTACTGTTGAGATTCCGTATATCAAGTTAGGGCATCAATTTAAATTTATGGATGTTGTGTGTTATCTTTTTGCTCTTATGTATTTCTACAATGGATTGGAAGATAATATCATGTACTCTCCAACGCAGATTTTATATGTAAAAGGATACAATTTTGATACCGATTTAAATACAGTATTGCAAGATGCTACTGCATTCCAGCAGACGGATCCTACATACGGAACTGCATTACAGGATTATGAAAAATACAATATCTTTGATATCAATGATAGAATTAGTGAAGACAATTATGATTACCGTGAAGCATTCGATAGCTATCGAATTAAATCATTTAATCTTGAGGTAGATATTGATGCTCTTGAAGTATGGTTAAATACAGAATATCAGATGTCTTTGGACGATTTTGTTGTAGATGATTCATTAACAACGTTCGATCAGGTTATTACATTAAAGAGTTTCTTCTCTTTAAATAACTCGTATTACCAGAAGAGCATCTTCAAGAATGCATTGTTGCCATTGCCATACAATCAGGATATCAAATATGCATTTGATTATGATTTATACAAAAAATCACAAACTCGTGATATTGATGGTAATGTGCATTATTATATTCAAGAGAAATCTGGAAATCAATATTATTATATCGAAGTCATAAATAATACAGATGATGAAGTCTATATTTGCGATAATGATAAATACATTGATTTTGATACAGAAACACACGCTCTGTATATATTGTACAAACGAAACGATAATGGAGCATATATATGCTCTGATTATAATTATTACAAATGTATCAACGGTGTATATTCTCCAATACTTTCTGGGGAAATCGGCATTATCAATAAAGATGGACTTTATATATTTGCTACAGATAAGTATTATACAAAAGAAGATGATGGTACTTATCAAGAGATTACAGATGAACGGTTCTTCTCTGTAGATCCGTATGATTCATCTAAGAAGATATTAAACTTCGGTACATATTACATTAAGCAGAATGGTCAATGGATTTTAGATCCTACAAATGCTTATATCAAAGTAACAAAGAACGGAACGACATACTACGTTCTTCTCTCTAGTGCCGGAGATTATTCCAATGCTACAGTATCAGAAGAAGATTGTTATGTTCTTCACTCTGATGGTCACTTTGTTAAACTTACAGAGACTGACTATTATATTCGTACGCATAATGGTACGGGAGAATCAGAAGAGTTTGTGTTTAATGAAGAAGACTGCTATGTCATTACAGACAGTGTTACAGAATACTATGATGCTTCGGTATCTCCGAGAGTATATTATGAGAAATTATCTGACTACTATTCAGAGAACAACTGGGTTGTATACAAAGACGAATGCTATGTAAAAGATTCAGCCGGTAATTATATACCAGAATCTAATTTGTTAAATCCAAACAATTGTTATTACATTGCTACGGGAGATAAGTACGATCTTGTGGTTAATGCACTCGGAGAATATAAATCATACAAATTAAAGTCTGATCTAGAGTATATTTTAATACTCCAAGAATCAAACGACTATTCTCGTTTTAAATTAAGCGGAAACAATTATGTACTTGCCTCAGATACGTCAAAACGGTACATTCTGGACAGTGATTCAGATTATGTTATCGTATTATACCAAAATGCTTTGTATGATAATACAGAATTGATGATTGTTGTATTCAATAAAGAAATTACATACGAAAGTAGTAAGGTTATACAAACAGATGAGTACAATCCTTCTAATACTGATGGTGTTTGGGATGAGAATGACTGGTTTTATCAAGAACCTGGATCAGATCCAGATAACAGCATTGGTATGAATGGAGAAAACAAATGGTATTACCGAAAGCCTGGAAGCGGAGAATCTGTTACCACGGAAGAAAAAGAAACTGCTCTTGTTGGTTCTGGTTATTATATAGAATCTACAGCATATATCGGTAATGTAAAATTAGTCAAGGGTGAGAAATACTATATGGCTTTTGACTTTGAAACAAACTTTACCGGAAGAATTCAAATCTATAATGATGCAGATTCCGAGTGTACGGATTTATCATCAAGAGTTTATGAAGTATCAGCCGGAGTAAGACAGCATTTGTCTCAAGTATTCATTGCAAATGAAAATGAAACACCAAGCATTAAATTCTTAATTTATGATTTTGAAGATTATCCTATCAAGTGCGGAGATTATATTGCTATTTCAGATATTAGATTTGTGAAAGCACATGCAGATAATTTTGTAGCACAGGATATTCCTTCATATGATAAATTACAGCAGCTTTATAAAACAAATGAAGCCATCTATAAGTATCTTGTATCTCTTATGGCAAATTGTTCTGATTATAAAACGTATGAGATATATAAGAAGCTCTATGATGCTTTAATGACTTCTAAGTATAATAAAGAAGCATTCAAAACTGGTGATAAAGAATATGCAAAGACGTATACTGATTTCTTGAAGAATAGAGATGTTGTACTCTATGAACAATTGGTATATTTTAAATCATTGGACGAAGATGCAATGCATAAGCAGGTTGCAGATCAAATCATTGAAGTAACGTATGCAATCGATGACTGTGTTGATACGTACTCATATGGTTATCTGTATTCATATTTTCCGGCTGTTAGTGCAAACTATATTCAGCAGTATATTTCAAAGATTATTAATTTCTTTAAGTCATGGAAAGTACATCTTTTAGGAATTAATACTGTATATAAATTTGATGATCCATTAGAGAATACGATTAAGATTCTCGAACAGCAGGATTTCCGTATTCGAAGAAATGGAGTTGTTGGAGACGTTCATATTCATGATTCAGTGAAGATTAATCCATTGGATTCTACCGATGTTAGCGGAACATCATATACAGATATCTTCCCAGATATGGAAGATCTCGTTACAAATGAGTATGCTGATACTGTTGGGATACGTGATAGCGTAAGAATCATTGCCCGTGAAGCAAACAAAGTTGTTATTACTGATGACTTTGAGAATATGCATGTTGTATTAAATGATGATAGTATTGATGTTAAGAATGACGACGGAAATATTGTTATTTCTAGCGGAGATGCTGGATTTAGTACAGAGAATACAAATGAGCTTATTATGACTACAGACGAGACAGATGAGCAAGCATTTGTATCACAAAGAATTCATGAGATAAATCTTGATTCTTTAGATATTAATGGAGAGGAGTAAATTTTAAAATGGAAAAATTATTATATTTAAAAGACAGTGTAAGACCGCAGCTCAAAGAAGAAGATTTAAATAATTGGACGTTTAGAGCGGAACGTATTGCATCAAAAGTTGAGTTTTTTAATGATGCTACGGGAGAGCGTATCTGGGAGCCATTACATAATCGTACTGTTATTGCTGGTTCTGCATTAACAGCAATGAAGCTGTTTAGTCTTGACCGAAACGTATTAGACAATACACCAACATACGATACTACATTGAAGCTTGATAATGGAGCAGATGGAACTACATATCCGACATCTGTTATTAAAGATGCAAGCGGTAATGTTGTAGGATCTGTTCAGGATGAAACTCAGAGAGTTATTCTTGGATTCTGTGTAGGTCAGGGTGGGGCAGGATTGGATATTTCAGATGTATTTGAAGTACCATACTGCAGTTGGATTACACCAGATAATCTGGTACCATTCCGTTATCCTCTCCAGTCTGCAGATGATGTGGATGAATCTATGTATAAGGGT